TCATGAGGTTATACATTGTGTTTGGGATTTTGGCCGAAATCAGATCAACCTGACTTATATTATGGACGGGCGACTGAAGAAACAGAGTGTACGAGTTCCCTGATGGATACAATGTCACGTCTCTCTGTCTCGAATCGACGTACAACGTCGTCTCCATCTACCTAAAACCAACATTAAAAGAAATATTAGAAATGGTGCAGTATTGGCTCGACCGCGCTCGTATCAAGGATGGTCCTACTGACGTCACGGTAGTGCCTGTGAGTTTTGTGACGACGGAGCTTGCAGACCAGCTCAATCGTATCGTGGCACCTGAAGATGAGATTGTGGATGGCGAAGAGGCTGCAAAGAACGATTGGGTTTTTGAACTCAAGCCTGGTGACGTTTTTCCAGTACAGATCATCGCGTCGATCCAGGAGACGCTCAATGCGTCCAAGTTTGACGCTATGATGTTTCCAGTTGTGTACCGCGGAAGTCCAGTATTCGAGAAGCGCTTCTACAAGCGTTCGGGCTCAGAGAATGTCCAGCAGGCAAACATGCCTATTTTTAACCTAAACCCTCCCCCCGCAGAGTCTTCAGTATGAAGGAACATGTACGGTCAGTCGCGATACGGGTATGGCATTCCCTCGGACCTGGGTTTTCGGAGCGCGTATACCACAACGCCATGGAGGTTGGGCTTCGAAAGTTGAGTATCCCGTATCAAACGGAGCGAATCGTTCCAATCATGTTTGATGAGCATGCAATTGGAAACATTCGTGCGGATCTCATCGTGGATTCTCGTATCATCGTTGAGTTGAAATCGGTGAAGGCTCTCAAGGATGAGCACCGTATCCAAACGCGTATGTACATGAGGCTGCTGGGTCTGTCTGAGGCTGTTCTGATTAATTTTCCAAATTCGGGAAGTGACCTCGAAGTGGAAGACCTTACATCCTCGAAAGGTAACGTGCTCGATTTATCGAGTACCCATCCATCACCAGACGTTTGAATTTCTTTTCGATGTTGGCTGTTGACTTTTTGACTGGACTCGCTTTTTTACGCGTAACATTTTTGGGTTTGTAGCCCAAGATCTCGACAACAAGTTTCATCATTTAAAAAGACCTGACATTTTAAACTCAAATGTTCACACCAGAGATGAAAAAGGCGGCTGCTACAGTGGTACGTGATTCTGATACGAAGATGTCGACGCGGGTTCTTTCTGCCCTGTACTATTTGACCATACGGGCTTGTGATATTATCGACTGGTGGTTCCCGGTGAAACCAGTAAAAAAATCTCAGTGAGGACTCAGCAAGTCGGGAACCACTGCCACCCAAGGTCAGCGGTAATTTTCTTCCATATAATGTCATGCTTGTAAAGCTTTTCTTTTGACTTGAGCAATGGAAAGCACGGCAAGTATTCATCTTCACCGAGGAGTTCACAGAATTTGTACAAGACGTAGCTGTAACTCAAAAAGTTTTTACGGTTCTCGGGACAATGTTTCTCAAAAGGCTTTTGAATCTGCCCAAACATGAGTCGAAGTCGGTCTTCCAATGCTTGAGGCATGGCTGGTGGTTTAACCCCGTTGAGAATCGTTGTGATGTAGGGTGCATGTTCGTAGTATTTATTCATGTGAATCTTCTTGAGTATTTCGCGCACCTTGCGGTGTGTCAGGTCTGACTTGTCTTTGATGCGCTGTTTTTTCACTTCGAGTTGTAATTGATCAATCAGTTCTTGCGGTACACTCGTGTACTCTTTTGCCTGGAACTGATTGACCCATTCGTTGAAATGGTTCTCACGCCGGTAGGAATAGACGACATGGCGTTCCATGTCCTGCTCCTCCTTGAAACCCACTTCTTGACATTGGACGTAATCTGTCATTCCACACTGAAGACAGATCATGTCACTCGTCGTGTCGTCAAGTGTATGTTCAAATGAACCACATCCTTTGCACTTGGGTATATACCCTGGATTCTTCTTTTGCATAGGCGTGATATGATTCCCTTCTACGGTTGTCATGTACTTTTCGTATACATCCTTCTTCTTCCCTCCAGCTGATTCAAACTCCATTATTAAAGGAATGCATTCAGCCATATAGTCATACATCTCCTGTTGCGCAGCAGAATCCCCTTTAGATATTCTTTTTTGAAATTCAGCTAAGCGTTCTTGATAGCGTCCTTCCATTATAAATAATATATCGTTTTCTTTTAGTTAATGTGGGTCCTAAATATCATCGAACAATGTAGACCAAAAAATTTTCAAGTACATCAGATGTTCAGACACGACGGGAATGAATTGATACCTGTTAACGAATTCAAGCCAGGCGAACATGGACACGTCGATTACTATTTTGGAGGACAAATGTACACACACATCGGAAACTGGCCCATCCAGAACATCGTTCCTCGATTTTCAGTTCCTGTACACAGTGCAATATTCACAGACAACTGTGACAGAAAACCAGTGTTCTGTACTGAAATCATCAGGCGCCATTCGGGTCCTACACAATCACCAGTATCATTCGACGTATACTCCCCTCGTCCACATTTCACAGTTTCATTCTCAGGAGGGTTGAAAATCTCCTTGGGAATCAAATGGGTTCTCGTAAAAAAAGTTTCAGGTACAGTTTGCATTCAGAACGTCCTCGGTCAAGTGACACGTGTACAGGTTTGACGGACAAGGGGAGTGCCCGTTGCATATTCCACGCCGTTGTTGAGTCGCCCTTCACGAGGAGATCGTTCATCGTGTGAACGAGCTGAGAGGATTCGTTTTCCATTGATTATACTGGGTTAGCTCACTCCACCTTCGGTGCCAAGTAAAACTTGAGTTCACCGAGGTTTGCAACCGTGTACCGGAACACGATGGGCATATTGTCGTCGTCATCATGCTGCATCAGCTGCACGCTCGAGCACAGGCTCGTCGCACGTGTGAACATATTTATGTACTTGAGTGAAAACACATTCCCGAGCGCCTTGTCCTTTCCGGGCTCGACACACTCAAGGATAGTCTTTTGGTTTGCAAAGCCACCCTCACACTCGAGCTCGAGTGTGTTCTTCTTACGCGTGATTCGAATATCCTGAGCCAAGTTGTTCATGTCACGTGTCACGCGCTGGAAATCAACACTCGGAATGGTAGTCATGACGTTCATATCAATCTCAGGCACTGATAACATGTCGTCGTTGATATCCAGGAGCTTAAACTCAAATGACGTCGACGACTTTTTCGCTGCATTCTCAATGTGAATGTGGAGCAGGTACGAATCGTCAATCGACATACTCAGTGTATCCGTATTGGTCACCGACTTGAGCAGCTTGTACGTGTTTGACACATTGAGACCAGCCGTGTGTTCCCCCTCGCAATGATACTCTTCAAAGTTTTCAGCTGGCATCACCAGGTGGACGAGCGTCACGCGCGCCGTGTCGAGTGTGACAACCATGAGACCCTCTGGGCGGAACACGAGGTTGACATCGTTGATAATATCCTTGAGCACCTCAAAGACGGTGCGAAAGGCACTCGCCTGAATCGTCTTGAGACGAACCATACCTATAAAACACATACTCACTTTATACCTTTCTGGTAGGCATCAGACACCTTTCTATTCACCTTTTCCTCGAGTTCACGTGTCATCGGAGGCGCCAGGGGCATATTGAAGTGATCAAGGTCGAAATAGTTTCCAGCATCGTTGTCATGTGTGTCATCGAGCATGGCTCCGGAAAGAGCCGTCTGGTCAAACTCTTCAACACGCTCTTCTGGTTTCATCGATTCGATCCATTTGCGAACGTCATTTCCGACAACCAGATGACCATCGTTCGTCACCAGTGTGGGCACGCGTGTAATCTGTCTCGATGGAACCCCCTGAGTAGACACGTTATGGAAACGAATCATGTGAACGAGCGCCGGGTTTTCCCGAATCTCCTGAATCACCTGAGAACAATACGGACACTTGTCGCTGTAGACCAGAGTGGCCATCCTAGTATTGGATAACTTTTTGTACCCAGGAAGTCGACGCGGTCTTTTTTCTCGCCTGTTAATAATATGAAGGACGTTGTCGTATTTCTCCTTCTGGCAATTTTGGGATTTTTGCTGTGGAACCGCGGTGTGTTCATGAACGGTGAAGCGTTTGTGAACGTCAGCGATAACAAGCCAGTGAGCCCAGCAACGATCCAGACCATCATCAATGCCATTCAGACGAAGAACCCTGATGTGTACCCAGTCCAGACAATCTACATAAACTCTATGCAGGGTGACCAAGGGTCGGTGATGTATGATGCCCGTATCATGTTCGTCAACACACGTGGCTACTTTGGTGTCCAGTACGACATCAAGGCGGACGGTGACGGTAACATCCTTGAAATGTCTGAGCAGCCCCAGCCCGGCATAGGCGCTGCTGATGTTTTCGAGCCCTTCGGTCCCAGCGATTCGTACACCACGTTCGAGGACACCCAGGTTGTCCTGGACAAACAGTTTGCGGATCTGAAGACCCAGGTTCCGGGATACCAGGGTAAGCTTGACATTTGGCTGGAGCAGATGCGTGATACGGAGAGAAACAACGCCGACGCTGCGGCGTGGAACGGCACCGTTGTTTCTAAGCGTTAATTAGGAATGATTTCAGCACAAAATCTTGCTGAGCGAGAGCACAAGCGACTCGAGGTTCGCAAGGCAACCTACAAAGCAATTCTCGAACAGCTCTGTCGCAAAATCAAATCTGCGTCAGAACTTGGAGAACGTTCGTTGTTTTTGACAATTCCACCGTTTACCATAGGGTACCCTGCGTACGAGATTGACAGCACAACCGTGTACATTCAGCGTCAGCTTGACCGACTCGGATACAAAGTGATCAAGGTGGCACAGGGCACGTTGGGTATCAGCTGGGGCGACACGAAACCCAAGGGACCTGTCATCATTGATCACTCTGCTGAAGAAGAGTCTACGAGAAGCATTTCGCTTCCGTCTCTCGCGAATCTACAAAAGACAGCTGCGAAATTGCGTGGAAAAAAGTGATTACTTGGACATTGCAGCTGCACCAACAATTCCTATAGGAATGATAATGAGTATCCATAGCCAATTTAAAGATGAATCATCAGTTGCCGCCGCTGGTGCCGCCGCCGCTGGTGCCGCTGGCACAGTCACGTTTTGTTTGAGTGAGTCGACACTGACACCTGTAACAGATGGAAGTGTTGGAGCTGTCACGCCGTTCATTACGTTATTCAGCCCAGAAACACTAAAAGTTGGAAAGGTGACTCCATCGAGAAAATTTTGTGTTCCACTGAGAGCCATTACTATTTACGAGGAATTAATAACGATAGGAGAGTCCTGGATGTTTTTTGCAAGCTGAGCTGCAGCTTCTGCAACTTGGGTCGTAAACTTTTGTTTATCACTTGCAGAAACACTCGCCCATGCCTGTGTAAATTTTATACCGAAAGCAGACATGATGGTGTTTACGATATTAGTCTGCCAAACCTGC